GTCTTCATTTCCAATCTCCTTTACCAAGTTTTTTGCCAGAGTTACGAATTTTTTTGTTGCTCAACTTTTTATTAACCTTGGTTTCTTTGCGACTCAAACTAGAAACCTCTCCCAACTTCTCACCGTACTTTTTCATCACTATCTAATCTCCCTTTTTGTAGTAAACATATTTTTCTCGACCGTAGATCTCGCCGAACACTTCATCAACTTCTTGTGCGGTCAGGGTGTCATCGACAACAACGCAGTCCACATCACCGTTGAGCTCCAAGAACTCCATCTTGTCAACGAACACATCCTTGGTTCGGTTGTAGTAATAGACGAAAGTATTTTCAGTCTTATTCTTATAAACCGTCATGGGTAAATCGCTCATCATCATCTCCTTAAACCAAAACCAAAACAGCGGTTATCAAGCCAATCGCAATCACGGCACAAACCATCCAATCTTCAGCGCCAACTGGCATCCCTCTACCTCTTCCAACCACCGTCTCAACTCTTGTAACCATCTCAATTTCCCTCTCTCAGTTTCCCCTCACCACATTTATATAATAGCATATATCGTGTCGTTGTACACATAATTGCACATATTAATTAGAATAAATAGTTATAAATATGTGCTTTTTTATGNTTATTTGTACTAAATAAAAGTGTGTTAAAATTTGCACACCGACACGATATAACCTATTATGTACTTGTGGTGAGGGAAATTTGATTAATAACTTGAGGTGAGACGATATGAACAATTACGGAAATGACTGGGCAAACTTAGGAATGCTTGTTGCGGGCGACCTTACTTTTATCCGAGCGAAGAATCCAGAAACTGATCTTCACAAGGTCGTCGGCAAGGACGGTGCCGTTGTTGCAAAATTTGACTACGACATTTGTAGTAACGCATTTTGGATTAGCGCGGCAACTGGGGCGGCAATTTTTGAATTGGCTGTTGACACTCTGGAAGATGTCGTTGCCGCTTGTATAGCAAACTTTTAAGGAGACTGAGATATGAAAATACCAAGAGAATTTTGGATACCAGAGGGCGCCGAAGAGGTCAATCTTGACGGCGCGAATTGTGTTGTTTACACGTACCTTGGCGGCAAAGACGCCCCATGCGCTATGAGTTTTTACGGTAAGAAATCTAAGGCAACCGACAGATATAGGTTTGCCACTGTCGAAAAGCGTGATACTTGGGTGGCAGATACTCTTGCCAATGCCAAGGCTTGGGAAGATAAGAAAGCCGAGGACAAAGCCAAGAGGGCGGCTGATAAGAAAGAGGCCATGGCCAAGGCGGTTGTTGGTGACATTTATTACTGCTCTTGGGGTTACGATCAGACCAACATTGATTTTTACGAGATAGTTGCCAAGAAGGGCGTCAACATCGAGATCCGTAAAGTCTCTAAGATATTGGATCGATCAGAGCGTGGCGCCGATTATGTTTGTGCCAAGAAGGGCTCATACATTGGCGAGGAAGTCATCAAAAAAAGATTCAATGGTAGCGGCAACATCACCATGAATTCATACAGCAGTGCTTACCCTTGGAGCGGAACACCAAAATATGAAACCGCTTGGGGGTACGGTCACTAGAGATCTTCAACCATGTGAGTTGCGCGGCTTTTGTCGTGCAACCACATCACAAGAAGATATCGGTCACCAGACTGCACAGGAAGCCCCCTGTGGAGGTTTGTGAATGAAGGGAATATCAGGGCATGGCCTGACGGTAAAGGCTTTAAAACGCCATGATTATGGAATTCTGTGCCCCCTCCTATGTAATCCCCAGTGTTCAATGGAATAACCACCGATATATCTGAGGATTCGTCGTGGTGCCACGCCCCCGCCTTCTTGTCCTTTGGATTGTAATTAGCAATTTGTATTGCAGATATGTCAAAGCAATCACGTTGATAAAGGCTCAAAAACAACGGATTTAAAATCGTCTGCACCACAAACCACATCCTTTCATATAACTGTGGCACATGATCTTTTAAAACGATCTCGGGTATCTGCCGTAGCTCATCCTCTTCGTCATTCACCTTAAAGGCTACGTGCTTCTCCATCTCTTTTATCTCTTCCACTATCATCTTGCACCATGCCCTACGAAACAGTGGCACGGTATAAATGTCTGGAAACGGATTCTTGCACATTTTTTGCGCTGGGGTTTTTTCTAGGTTCTCCTTCCCCTCGCTTACTCTATATTTTGCAATGACTGGAATCGATTCTTCAACGGCTTGATACAACGGCTGATTGATGAACCAGTTAGATTTCATGCCGAGCAAATAATTTTTTAGGGTATATTTCATAGTTGTAAATTGTTGCACATATCTATACAATCTACAAACTTATATAGCATAAAGAGCCTTAAAAAATGGAATCAGTGATAACGGAAAAAAGCCAGCAAGATAGGCAACGCAAAAGTTTGGCGGTGGATCAACATACATACGATCTTCTAGCGGAGATTTGTTTCGATCAGCGCCGATCTAAAATTGATCAACTTAAAATGTTAATTGAGCACGAACATGACAAATTGTTTTTGCCTAGGAACGTGGCTAGATGATCAACTTTGCAAAGAAAAAGTCTCTTCCGCAATCTTACAAGCCAGTGCTTGAGGGCGGCGAAGTCATAGACCTTTTTGCTCGACTCACGTTGTATCAACAAGCGGCGTTAATGCGTTTACTTAGCAGAAACACCGTGATCAACGTCAACGGCGAGCAATATATGGGCTATGAATTCGATTATGAGGTTGATGGCGCCGTGATCTCTATCTCAGAATCTTCTGAAGATTTAGATTAAACCAGCTATCCCAGCGCTTGGCTGTTGGAGCCTAGCCGCCAACTCTCTATCCGCGTCATTAGGCAGGATCGTTGGGGACATACTCGACTGCCCTGAAAAAGACCCAGATCCCATAGACGGAAGGGGCTCAAACATTGGAGCACCAACATCTGGAACATCTATTGACGACATCTGAGACATTAACTCTTCTCTGGTTGGCAACAGCTTGTCTGCTACAGAGCTTGGAACCGCTTGCCGAAAAGATACCTCGTTGTTATCTGGAATTCCCTCAGTAACTGACCCTTTTAAAGTTTCGGTATCTTGCCATTCAATTGGTTCAATAGACTCTTGCGTTAGCCCCTGAACAACTGCGCGAACCTCGTCTCGAATGTCTGGGTTTAACTCAGATATCTGGGCAAGTCTGCGGATGTGTTGACCAAAAGACTGCGGATTATATGCCGCCTTCTCCACACCCTCTGTAAGCCACTTAACAAAATTTGGATTTGTCATTAATTTTGCAGAGGCATACGGAGCAATAAGTCCGCTCAAACCGTACTCAAACCCCTCGCCTCCGATAAGCCTACCTGCCTCTCCAGCTAACGGGCCAAAAGTTCCCATGGCACCTAACAACCTTGCGGTTCCAGACGGGTTTGCCATGTCGCTCGCTGACTTGCCAACTCGATCTATTGTAAAAACCAAATCGTCAAGCGCGGGAGCTAATTTCTCGTATTCTGTGCCGCCAAATAACGCTTCCCTTGCTTCTTTTGAAGTGTTATTCCAATTGCGAATAAATGTGTTAGGAGAAAATCCAGCGTCTAATATTGTCTCGGCGCCCTCTTTAAAGGCTTGCTCCCCCATCTCCGAGGCGCCAGCGGCCCCAGCATTTGGAAGCCCCATCCTTCCGAGCATATAACCAGACAAGACATTAAATTCTTCCGAGGTAAATTGCCGACGCATTTTTTCTAGGCGCTCTGCGCCCTCTTTATTGCCGCCCAGAACCAGCCGCAATGCTCCAGTCGCCTCCTGCTCCCCAGACTTAATAACCTTGTCAATAAAAGCAATGTCACCGCCCTTACGCATATTGTCAGCAACAAAAGAGTTGGCTTCTTTGTAAAGTTTCAATACATCTTTGGCGTTTTTCTGCCCAGCTTGACCGCCCAAAAGATCCATCTGCGATCTGGATGCGTTTTTAACCAGATTATCTAAGTCGCTAGAAACATATCCGATCAACTCTTTTACTTTTCTGTCCGAGGCATTTAAAGCCCCTTGGGACTCTGACTTTCTAACTGTAGCCATTAAACTACTTCGGAAATTTTTAAGCTGATTGTAATCTAACAGCCCTTCTCCTGCGTCACGCAAAACCTTTGCCGCAAGCTCCAATGCTGGGTCAACGTCTGCCGACCCAGTGGCTGTTTTACTTGTAGCAATATATTTATCAACAAAAGTTTTTGTTGCAGATCCGCTTGAAGTAACGTCACCAATTAATTCGCCAACCTCGTTATACATTGCGTTTACTTTTTCGTCGTAACGCGATCTTGCCGCTTGTGCGGCGTCCATTGTTTTATATGCCGCATCCGAAGTTGTTCTTGCGCCGCCATATTGTTGAGCAAGCTTTGCCGCAGAATCTTGTATTTGAACTAAAGTCTGTTCGGCGTTTTGCTTCATTGTCGCAACAGATGGGGGAGCCGCAGATAAATATTGCTCAAAAAGATTCGCTAAGGGGCTACCAGTAATTTGACCCGCTGTTGGGTTGGTTACTCCAGCACTTTGCATTCTAGTCAAAGCTTCTTTTGCGGGCGCCGACATTGTGCGCGTGGCAAATCTTACTGGAGCACCAGCAACAACTTTTACTCCCTGAAATACCTTTGATGCAATTGGCCCAGCCGCCGCATTAATAGTTGCTGTAGTTGCAAAGTCAGAAAGCCTGTCCCCAGCCCCGCGATTATCTTCGGTTTCCCCAAAGTAATCTAAGATTCCAATATATGCTTCTCTTGCCGCCGCGCTTCCGACACCTTCGCCAGCAATAAATGCCGCAGTTGCCGCAGGAACCGTTCCAATAACTGTGGGCGCAGTTGCTGTAGCCGCCGCACCAGCGGCTAAGGTTCCGCCAACGATTGCGCCAGTCATTTCTGCAATTTCTGGCCCTGCGTCAGCAAAGTCGCCAAGCGTTGGGATTGGTATACCAAACAGGCGTATGTCTTCATCAAACAAACTTAATTTGCCAGTCTCTGGATTTGTTATTATAAAATTTCCGCGCCCAAAATTAGCCGCTCCACTTTCTGGGTCAAAAACTTCCACAGGAATAGCGTCTGGATAAAACTTTTTAATTGTAGCCAACTTGTCGTCGGTATTTTGGGCGGCGGCAACCTGCGCTCTTATGCCTGCGGGGGCGCCCGACTTTGTATCAATAGATTTGTTTAAATCTTCTTGCGCCAAATTCATTAAAAAATTGTCGTCGTATGAGGGGACGTCTGGATTTGGGGCGCTATCAACAACCATACTTAATAACTGATCGTCGTTTAAAGTACCAAGTGAAGTTTCGCTCATCTAATAAGACCCCTATCCCGCAATTTTTTTGCTAAATCTGGGTCATTTTGCGCTCTTTTCTTTAAAATTTCCAGAGCCTCAATTGGCGCTTGACCAGCAGTTTCGCCTTTTGCAATGCCTTCTTCTACTTGATCAAAAGCTTTTCCCGCTTGAGAAATCATTCCAGAAACTGCTATTTTTCTGGCTTTTGATTTTTGAGCTAAAACTTCGGCTTTGTCGAACGGTTGTGGAATATACTGTACTTGAATCATTTCTTGCTCTGTTGGTGTTATCGCGGCGCCCGACTCTTTTCGTAGAACCGCCATAGCAAAATCCATAGCCGCATTTTCAAAAACTTGTCTTTTTCCAGACTTCAAATAATTTTCTGCAAGATCTGGAATAAAGGGGGATTTGTCTATTAAAACAGCATCCTTAAAATTAATTGGGTTAAAACCAGAGTCAATTAGTTGCTGTATGTTTTTATTTGCTTCTTTCATTCTTACAGCAAAAGTTGCCGCCTCTTTTTGGCCTTCACCAAAAGGATCTTTTTTCTTTTCTGTCCCTTCGATTACACCAAAACTTTCAATCTTTTGTGAAGGGGTAGACGCTGGGCGAGAAGAAATATTCGTAAACTCTTCCATACTTATAGCTTCTCTTGGCATTCCCGATTACTCCGTAAAATATATTGTTGTAGCGTTAGGGTCGTTGTCTTTAAATATGGGCTTTCCGTCTTTGTATTGTCCCGTAAAAGTAGATCCTGCTGGCGCATTTACGGTAGCCGCAGGGGCCGAAGAAGAATTGTTTAATACGTCATCCAGATTTAAGCCGGGTAACATAATGCTTTCGGTTCCCCTTTCTGTCTGAATGGTAGACGGCCTCGGCTTAGTGATTAATGCCAAAGCAATTTTGTATTCTGTTGTTTTTTTAAGCTCTGGGTTTTTTTCTCCCTCAATAATCATATTTAATGCGGCAGACTCAACGCTTTTGCCTTGAAAGTAACCATTGTTCTGCTTGAGCATTTCTAGTTCATATTTAAAATTAGAATCCAACATCTTTTCTTGCATTAACTGGCTGTCGGCTTTTTTCTTCTCAAGATCAGAGTAAGCCATCTGCATTAACTTAGATTGCATTTCATCCGCAACCGCTCGGCGTTTTTGTGCCGCTTCGGAAAACAGATTAAACCCTGCCGCCAAACCATAGCCCACAGACGATGGTCGCCCACTTGCCGCCTGCTGAGTTAAGCCCTGCGACAAAGATGTAGCAAGATCATAGATGTTGGCTTTGCGTTGCTGTGGCATAAGCATCGAAAGCTCTCTCGCACGCTCACTAATGTCAGCATACGTTGGGGGAGCCTGATCTCTCTGTAACGCAGTCAGTTGATCAAAATAACTAGTTGTTGGATTTGGCGTTGCCATATTTTAACCTACTGGTAATAGTATTGTGACGGCTGATTATTTCCGCTTGTCTGCCCAACAAAGTTTCCAACGGCGCCCAAGGTTCCCAGACCTGTTGCTAAACCAGCCTGCAATGCGCTTGGCGTGGGGGCGTAGTTTGTATTGATCTGAGAGGATCCGCCTGCACCAACGCCCATTTGCATAAATGGCATCAAGGATTGGTACTGAGCCAACGGCGCCTGCTGGGCTTGCAACAATGACGCTCTTTGAGCATCTAGTTGCTGTTGTGACAGACCCTGTTGCATATTGCCCATGTTCATCAGCGTGTTCATATCTTGGCTATTGGCGTTAGAGATCTGCCCACCCAAACCTTGGAGAAAGTTTCCATATCCCTGCTGGGCTTGCAGTTGCTGTTGACCAATTTGATTCTGCACATTGCCTAGCTGAGCCTGACCCTGCGAGACTGCTTGCGCGTTAGCCATGGTATTTTGACCATACATATTTCTTGCGTTGCTTGACGCCTGACCCATGTTAGCCATCGTGTTGCCTAACTGTTGCTGAGCCGCAAGGTTTTGAGATGCGCTGTTGCGCAACTGCGTGTTCATGTTTTGATTGGCGCCCAACATACCTTGAGCTTGAGCCATTTGCTGACCTGTTAGAGCTTGGTTGGCACCAAAGTTTGTCTGCGAAACATCACCGATTCTGCGAGCAAGAGATTGACCTGCCGACCCAAGCTGAGACGCTTGATTGCCAAGCATATTGGCTAGAGATTGATCTGCACCAAACTGCTGGGTTGCTTGATTGGCTCTCATATTTGCGGTTGCTTGATCTGCGGCCAAAGCGGCATTTGCTTGGCTGTTCATTAGGCTCGATAGCCCTTGATCTGCCCCATATCTTTGTGCCGCATTACTGCCTATCATGCCAGCCAATGCCTGATCGGCGCCAAACTCTTGAGACGCCTGATTACCCATCATTGACGCCAAAGACTGCCCTGCGCCGAAGCGCTGGCTTCCTGCGGCTGACAATCTATCTGCAATGCTTCGCTCTGCCTGCAAGCGCTGTGCCGCGTCTGACGACAACTGTCCAGACAAGCTTTGCTCTGCACCAAGGCGTTGACCGGCGCCAGAACCGAGAGCCCCAGCAAATCTTTCCGAGGCGCCAAGACCTTGACTGCTCAGTGACGCCAATCCTGAAGCGCCTTGCCTTTGGGCATCTTGCTGTCGCTGAAACTCATTCATTGCGGCGGTTTGTGCATTCTGGAATCCAGCCGCACGAATGCCGCCAACTTCTTTTGCTAAACCCCGACCAACGGCTTCTGCTCGTTCTGAGGCTCCCAGCCGAGCGCGAGAACCAAAGGCCGACTCTCCGCCCCTAGCTATGTTGCTGGCAAACTCCTGCATATCGGCTTGAGAGAGGTTTTTGGTGGCATCGTCGATTGTCTGTTGAACCACCACCGCATCTTCGTATGGATTATAAAAATTGCTTACCGACGAGGGATCAAACGACTGGTTGGTTGTCCCACGCAATAGTTGCTGTGACTCATCCAAGTCGTCAGTAAAGTCGCTGAGAGCGCCAATCCCCAAACGCTCAACGTCATCAAGTCTATTGCCAAAACGATCCACAGAACCAGCAAGACTGCCAGTAGCAAGCGCCGACTCTCGACCAAATCGATCCACAGCGCCACGCTCTGCGCCAATCGCGGCAGTAAGCTCGTTGCCTAATCTTTGCTCGGCATTGCTCAATGCACCCGTTGCCGCAGAAAGCCCACTTCCAAGACGCCCGCCAGCAGAGCCAAGAGCGCTTTCCGCTCTTGATAAACCGCCGCCTAAAACGTCCCCTGCTTGGCGCAATGTGTTTGACGCACCCAACTGACCACTGCGCAAATCACTCGCCGCAGATCCCATGGCACCTGTTGCTTGAGACAATCCTTGGCCCAGAGAAGTTCCCGCACGACCTAAAGTATCAGAAGCGCCAGACAATCCAGACCTCAAGTTGTTGAATGATCCTGCCTCGGCACCTAAAGATCGATCCAGCCCAAAGCCTAAATCTGAAACACCGCGCTGTAAGTTTCCTGTGGCTCCGCCGATCATATTTCCAAACTGATCCACAGCGCCGCGAGAGAGCGAATCTAATCCGCCTAAATTTCTCCCAAAGCTTGAAGTGGCTCCCCTAGAAATAGATTCGTTTAACCTGTTTCCACGCAAAGCGTCTCCAAGACCAAGACGAGATTGAAAGTCAGATTGACCAGCGCCGCTCTGTAAAGAGCGCAAAGACTGACCCTGAGATCCCAACTGTTGAGCTTGACCACGATCAAGTGCGCCAAGGCCAGCACGCATTTCCGCTTCCGACTGCTGAAGGAATGGAAGTTGAGAGCCAGTGTTGCTTCTAGCCAAATTCATGGCCGCCAATTGGTCTTGATTAAAGCCAGCAATTTCTTGCGGTATTACAATTGGCTTGCCTTCGGCATCAAAAAACGTGCGGTTTGCGGCTCGCATCGCGCCGGGTATAAAACCGCCTTGCCCATCTAAACCGTAAAGCAACTGCTGAGTAACCGGATCCATGGTTGTCTGCGTGGAGGTAACGCCGCTGACATATGGATTGTCGCTTGGCGCTGGCCCCGTTGATGTAGTCGCTTGATCTCCCGCATTAGCGGACATCTGCGACTGAAAGCCATCAAGGGTTGCTTTGGCCCCTGCATCTTGCCCTTGAGAATCCTGAAATCTTTGTAGCGCGTCCTGATACTCAGGGCTCTGCGTTATTTGTTCATTTGTTTGAGCGGCGGGCCCCCCAACCATCACATCTGGAGTCTGAGGAAAATTACTCGGGCCCATCATGGGTGAGTCTTTCTCTAAACCGTATTGGTCAAGCTGACTTTGCATCAACTGATCCCGAAGGGCGTTCTTTTGAGACAGGCGAGAATTAAGGTCGCCCTCAAAACCGTAGTCGTCGAGAGCCTTGCCTGATTCTGCCATCGCGGCTTGAAACTGTTGAATTATGGAGGCGTCAGGCTCTGACCCAAATTTATTCTTATATGCAAAAGCAAACTCATCAACGTCACCGCTTCCTGTAGCGTTGCCCGCTTCCGTACTAAAAAATACACTCATGCTGGCTCTCCTGCAAACTCTTTAAAGAGCTCCATCATCTGATACATAAGGTCGGTGCCCTTGTCTCGCGACTCCTTGCCGTTAGCCTCTAAGGTAATGATGCCGCCATCTTTCTTCATGGTAAACGCTCCAGCGCCACGCACCGCTTGTCCGTTCATCACGAACTCGCCATCGCTAAGCATGGCTGGGATGTCGTCAGATATCTCTGTGCCTTCGCCTTCAATATCGCCAACCATTCTCTGAAACTCTTGCATACTGACGTTTCCGCCATCTGCATAAGCCATTACTGGCCCGCCGTATGCCATGCTTTGAGGGGCGCCGCCCGCAAGTTGCGGCAACGTGTTGCTCGGCAACAATCCAAATTCAGTCGGGTTCGGCGCTTTATCGCCCATTCTTCTAGCGATCTCGGCCTCAATGTTGTATCTGCCTGCGGCATTCATTGTAGTCAGAGGCGTTAACGCAACCCCGCGATCTTTCTTCGCTTCGTCGTAAGCCATCTTACCCAGCAAGTAAGCGGGTATTCCTGCGGTAGCCAATTGACCTAGACCGCCCATTCCACCCCCACCGCCAAGCAAGCCACCTAAACCGCCCGCAAATCCGCCTTGCACGTTGGGGTTGGTTAAGCCTTTAATCATGTCAGGCGTTGGATTTTTACTACCAAGGCCAAAGCTCTTGCCAAGGTCTTTCATCCACTGGGGCGTGTCGAAAGCGTTGTCTATGGCGCCACCACTAATGAATGGGTTGAGTGCTCGATTTAAAGAAGATAGCCCACCTGAACCTTGGCTTGCGGCGTAACTTTGATTCATGGCATCTTGATACGCCTGCTCTGCCATAATCCCCGCATCGTCTTGAGACATCCCTTGATCCATTAAACTTTGGTAAACCCCCGCCGCATAATCCTCTGGGGTCTGGCCGCTTTGCATACCACCGCCGGGATATAGCTGGCTTAATGACATACCGCCACCGCCGCCACCCATGCCAGCCAACTGCATACCAACTTTTTGAAATCCGCCTTGTGGAGAGCCATATAAGCTTCCCGGACTGGCGACAGTAGATCCAGCCCCAACAACAGTGCCTGCTGGCATTGGTTGACCAGAGTATGTTGCGGTTCGTAGCAAGCCCGGTATTCCTCCGCCAGTCGCAGAGCCAGTAAAAGTTCCGAGAGGATCTGCCATCAAGCCGCCAATACCAGATGTAAGCTCACCGTATGATCCAGTTATTGACTTGCCTAGGCCAGACATAAAACTTCCACTGCCTGCCTTGGAGATGTTAGAAATGTTATCAGTCAAACTTCCGCCAGTAGCAAGCGGCCCAGCTACAGTTAATAAAGCCAGAGGATTGCCGCCTTTCGCGACGTCGTAAACAGTAAACGCTTTGTTCGCCAATGCGGCGATAGGTTGCCAAGGGCCGGGTATAAACTGCGCAACTTGGGCTAGGGGTTTGACTACTTTCTTAACTACTTTTTTTACGCCCTTTGCAATTTTCTTAAAAAATCCAAACTCTTCCAAACCAGTAATTGGGTTCAGGGAGGCAATGCCCACACCTACAACCGCTTGCATTGGATCTATGTCGAGCTCGGCAAATCTATTCTGCACAGCCATCTCAAAGGCTTCGTCTTCAAAAGCTTCTGGTGGTAGTACGACTTCGCCGGGCCGTAAATGCGCCAGCGCAGAGTCGTCACCGCGCCCCTGTTGCGCCAGAAGAATTGCTTGCTCAGCCATCGGAGCTTGAGAGCCAACCATTGCGGCCTCGGCTAAATGCTCAAGCTTTGCCTTTTCTGTGGGGTCATCGGTCATGCCCGACTGCATCATTAGCTCTTCAATTGCTTGAGCGATTGCGACATTCGGATCTGCTGGCGCTTCAGCAACAGCTTGCTCCGCCTGCATCATCATATCCATTTGATTCTGGCTGGGAACATTTCCCCCATCAGCCATTTTGCGAGGCTGTACACTGCCGCCATACGACATTGATTGCGCAGTAACTATTCCCATCAACGTATCTTCTAATTCTGTATTCATTGATTAAATGCTCACTGTCAAGGCGCCGACCGCCGAAGTAATGCCGCTACTATTCAGCACGTAAGTTTGGTGACCGTAAAGATCTCTAAGTGCAACCCCATCAAAGGCTTGATGAATCTCTAAAGTCGTGTTAAAGATTATAGCACCAGTGGCAAACTGTAAACTAGCCACTTCGTCTGAATTAAAATGCGGCGATATAGTAAAATCGACGGCGCCAAGGTTTATTTCTAATATTCTGACAAGGCGATTAAAGGTTGCTGAGTCAACAGAACCGCCAGCGGCAACTGGTAATCGAGTTTGTAGCAACCGACTCATTAGCGTCTTCCGCTAGGCTGAATGTCAATCCTTGTAGATCCCAGCCGCCATTTGTAGCCCAACTGTTGTGTGGCGTCGTCGTCACTCTCAAACCGCAAGACAATCTGCCTAGCCCTGCTTCTCACGTTACTAAACTTTGAGCTTTGAGTAACCTGAGTCGTTGAATCTGTGGTTAAAGTTTCATTGTTGTAGTCTCGGCGCTTTAACACAAGATTCATAGCGGGCGTAGTCCCTACACCCGTTTGAGTAAAAAACGCCAAGTCTGGAATAATTTTTTTAACAAAAGCAAATTGATCGCCATCGCCAATGGCAATGTCCGCTGACTCAATAAACACGCCATCCATAGCGGATTCGTTGTCGTCGTATCCACTTTCTTGCAAATAGTTTACATAGCTTCCAGCTTCTATGCCCGAAGCAATGGGGTTATTCTCTACGCCAGAATCTATCCAAGAGTACCTGATCAGAGATCCAATAGACCAAGTATTTTCTTCATAGTTAAAAATAACGTAGCGAGATATCTCTTCGGTGCCGTCAGTGAGTGACGGATAGAAGAACCACATCTCACCAAACTCACTGTTCAGTCCCATATGACATTTAAATGCTTGGCTTAGATCTATGTCCTCGAAAACGTATTCCTGAACAGAGCAAGGAAGCTTTGTAACAGTTCCCGAATAAAGATAGAACCCAGCCTTACTTGCAAAGAAAACGCCTGCCGAAGAGGCCACTGCCGCCTTGGGGCCAATTAAACCAGCGCCCTCATTAATTAAATTGATGGCAAAAGTTAGCGGTGGGCCAATAAAGGCCATACTGTACAAAGCGGTGTCTGTCCAGATCAATACTTCTTGCTGTGATTTTAATCCACCAACGATTAGTGATCCAGAGGAAAGTCTGACGCTACCTGCGCTGTTTGTTGCAAGCGGCTCAAATTCTAATTCGTTTTCGCTGTCAGAGAACGCAACCAACATTGGGTCAAGAGTGCCAGTCCTAGATCCGCCTGATATCGGATCGGCGCCAAGCACTATCAAGTGCCTGTCGGTTTCGGAAGTAATAACCTGAAGTGCCGCCGTAGGAACTAAGTTGGCGCCAGTGGCAGTAGCCAAATCTAACGCCCGAGTGCCTAACCCGTTATTCTCGACCCATCGGTAAATGGAGCCGCCTCTAGGGTTAATTATTAAGTTCTCACCGTAATTGTCGTGCGTCCAAAGACGCAACTGATTCAGGAATCCTATTGAGGAAGATGAACCAAACGCGCCAGATCCCCAAGCGTTTACTCCCCAGCCAGTGCCAGATACAAAATTGTCTAGCCCAACACTAATTTGATAAGTGCCTCTGGTGCTTCCCCCACTGTTACCGCTATCACCACTGGTCGCCTGTACAACATTTCCGCTAGTGTCTTTAGTAGTAATTGTGTAAGTGTTCGCCCCAGTGACTAATAGTATTTGATACTCTTGATTTAAAACAGCCGCAGTGATTGCTCCGCCTAGAGTCGCGGCGCCGTCGAAAGTAACAAAATCCCCAGTAACAGCACCATGGCTAACGTCATTTACGGCTAAGGTGGTTGATCCGTTTGTGGCGCTAAATGTAACGTCACCAGCGCTGGTGGTAGACCGAATTGGCGTGACGTCATAATATATGTCACCGCTTTCGATGTAATACTTAAAAGTTGTGCCTGTGCCTAAAAGCCTTGTACCGCCCAAGGTTATCCAACTGTGTAGAGCTCGCGCAATTCCCAGAAAAGTATTCTGGCCGAGCGTAACCCATCCGCCAATTTTCTCGGCTCTCGACTTTCTGAAGCGTATAAGGTTACCGTCAACCCACCCCCCAGATGCGGAGTAATCAGTCTCTTCTTTGTTGATACCCGGCTGAAACTCTACTTTTGACAGCGGCATATAGCATTAAGCCAGTCGAATAATAGCGCCAGTCGCCGTAGGGCTAGGGAAGACCACGGTAAAGTCTCCAGCGTTCGAGGTTTTATTTTCGCCAAAGTCAACCGAGCAAACAGCCTTATCACTATTCGTATCGTTGTAAATCAAGCAACCCCTAGCCGTAACCGTTACATTCGAGAAGGTCAAGTCTGAGAAGTCGCAGACAGCGGTTGTGCCTGTGGCAAACGGGGTCACGTTAGTCAAAGCATTTCCGCCAGCGGTGTAGTTCGTGCCAGAAGATTGCCCCGCCGTAACGTAAGCCGTTGTGCCAGAACCAAGGTTGGCACTACTAGTATAAAGCGCCAGCTTAAAAGAGTTCGCGCCGTTGGTAAAATTATGCGTTCCAACAAGCAACTCTTGCTTGAAGGATACTGCGATTGCAGATGCTATAGCCATTTACATCTCCTTGAGAATTTTTGCTATTTCTGAATGCCCAATGCTGTTAAACTTATTAGACATCGTAGTGCGATCAGAGGCAATTGCACTCTTCATCCCATTTAGTATAACACCGTAAATGGCTCCACGGAAAGCCAACGCCTGCTCTTTTATGTGAGGCGCCGCCTGCTCAGAAATTCCACAAATCCTGTTTGTGGTTTTTTCCGCCCAAAACTCTACGTCGTGGCCCTTATTGTTCGTGGTTTCAACGGTAAGCTTTCCCATCGAAAACCCGATATTATCATCAATCATCCTTTGTATGGCTCCGGTGATGTGGGCATCTTGATGGTTTCAAGATTGTGTTTCTGAACCATCGTTGAGAGTTGAGATCTTGGGCAAAGTATCCAATCGCCTTCTGGACTAGCCATGGCGACAAGCGGGTCGGCAAGTCTGTGATAGCCATACAGGCGCTCAGTAACTGGCACGTTTGAATCGAGCAACGTCGATCTAGGAGATACGCCAATCTTAATTTTAGCGTCAATGCACTTGGAAATCCAAAACTCTAGGCAAGCTCTGCCAGCCTCGGCAAAGTGAATATTCTCTTTATAGCTAAAGTCCATGCCAAAAAGATCCATCTCGGCAACTTCTGCCCACAAACCAAAGGCTATGCTGTACGCCGCAGTGGTATTTAAATAGGCGCATTTGCCTTCGGTACACACTTCGGCAAGTGGATACTCAACAATCGCTGGCACGCGGTCGTCTTTCTCGCATGAATAAATAGGTTTTGTTACGTTTGGTAACAGTCTTCGCATGACTTCGGTTTGGTTGCCAGCATCTTCCGTGTCAAGATAACGGCTTGCTGGATCCATCATAAATACTCTGTCGTAGTCGTAAGCGGCTACCGCAGAGTTGATTACCCAGACCTCATCCCATTGTTTAGAGTTTTCCAGACCGATTATAAAATCGATCTGAGAGGCGCCAAGCCCGATTATTGCTATTTTCTTACCTTTGAGTTCTTTTGGTTTCTTCATCAAGTAACGCCCGTGCGAAGTAGATCATATCGATATTCATCTCGGCTCGCCCTGCCTTCGCTAGAGTTCTTCATTCTAGCTACCGCTTGGTTGAACCGAGTCTCGATGGAAGCTACGACGTCGGGGGTTTCTTTTAGGAATATAGCGGCCTCTGCTAAGGTGCCGTACAACAGCGCATCCGAATACTCTGTGGATAACAGCGTACTGGTTGAGTCGTCATTACCCAGCGTGATGCTGTTGGGTTTGTACAGATAGTGCAACTCTACGTCGTACTGTGCGCTCGGGACTGGCGCCAATGCAAAAGACGCCTGATCAAATAGACTGTAATATTTCGGGCGCCCTGTCACAGTAGTATCTGGACTATATTCTTTTAAAAAGCTTGGGTGCTTATAAATCAAATAATGATACTTATTTGAATCAATTACAGCCAGAGAAAAGGGCGCGTAAAAATCTGTTGGCGTTGCCAAAAACCTATTGTTTTGCGACAACAAACCAGCGACGTTTTTTCTCTGCTCTGGAAGCTGAACCAACGAAAATATTCTGTCCTCGCTCTCTCTAATAAACTCATCGAGATTGTCGTTGAACGTCGTCTCGTCAACTTGCATATAATTCTGCACAGCAGTTTTCAGTGTTCCAAGCGTGAAACTCATGTTATCGTAACTCCCACTGTGCCAACATTAGCACTCATTGCAAAAGTTTGCAACTTTGTGCCTAACATTCCATCTTTGTAATTTGTGTATACTAAAAAGTTTGCGTAAAAATCGTTGCCATTCGACGATGGGTCTGGTCTTGGGTCTTTAAGCGCCTGCGGATCTACCGCCGTAGGCTTGGGCATTAACTGCGGCTCTTTGGGCGACCATTGATCTGGCCCAACCAACAAGCCATCCCAAGTCTTTCGCATATCTCTCAGGCGATAGCGAAATCCAGTGATATCGCAAATCCCGTATGCCAACCTGTCGGATGCGTAAGCCATTAGCTAAGATTATAGCCGCGCAAGTCTGGGGCTACCCTGAAAGATACTCTATCTTGATCTTGAGACAAAGCACGCTCAAACTCTTCTTCGTAAAGTTGCTTGAGCATAGATACTTTTTCTGGCGCACGCTTTAAGGCAATATAGTAAGCCAACCCAGCGGCAAGGCACGGATAAAAGCGAAAAGGCATTTGCAGGGTATTGGCGCCAACATCGGCATCATCCATTCTTGTCAGGGCATTAATGTATAGAGAGTAGCTGGTTGAGCTTGGTACAGGCCACACCGTGATTGTGGGGGTAATTTGCTTGTCCACAAAATACTGGTTTGGCTTACCAGTCGTGCTCTTGGTCGAAAGATTTCCATACTCGGATCGGCTCATGCGAGTCATTGGTACGTCAGTCACCTGAGATCCAATTGTCTCGCGCACAAAAACATCCAAAACGTCAATCGTCGCGGTGGGGTTGGCGGCATCTATCGTATAAACAGCCGTGCCCTCTACCATCGGCAAAACTTTTTGACTGATCGTCCATTGGTTTAAACCGCGATTCGCCCACTCTGACAGCATAAGGTTCAAGCTTCGATTGGCCGATTTTAAGTCGTAACCAGTTCGTAGCTCCAAGCCACAGCGCTCGAATGCTTCTTCGACGTAATCAGCAACGTCTAACTCAAATGTTTTGGTTCCGCTTACAGCCATTATGGTCGCCGTAAATTATTTTTACCAATATTGGGCATACCGCCGCCCTTCATTCCAACAGGCTTCATTTTGCCGCCGCCCATCTTGTTTTGAGTCCTGCCGAACAAACCGCAGTTCATGTTTGATGGTGGACGCATTTTTTTGTTGGCGGCGCCGCCCATGTTCATACCCATAGCTTTCTTTGCCGCCTTCTTTCCAGCGGTTGTGTATGGAAACTTTTTACCGTCTACGTTTGGCATTATCGTCCTCCTCGGAACATTGGGTTTCTGCCCATCATCATTGGTCTTGGAGCGCCAGTCTTTACGGTGCTACCGCCGCCGCTGATTGTTCTTGGGCCATCCATTTTAACTGGGTTTACAGCGTTCTGCGCTTGCATGGCTTTAATTCTAGCCATTAGTGCTTCTCTATCAAAAGCCCCGCCCATAAAAGAATTGTTGGGAATTTGCGCCATCAAAGATTCCGGTGTCGTCGCAGGTGCCGCCTCTGGCGCCACTGCCTGTGTTGGGATGTTGAAGTTGCCTCCAAAGCCACCGAAATTCATGTTGCCCAGTCGCTCTCGCAAAGCCGCCAGTTCTTCTGGGCTCATCGTCATCGCAGGATTTGCGGCAGGGGCCGCTTGATTAGCCGCTACCTTTGCCTGCATTTCATCAATGCGGGCCTGCATATCTGGGGTTAGCAAGAAGGAGCCGCCGCCCGGTAAGGATATTCTTGTGCCTGCGGGATCTGCCGTCACATCCTCCATCACTGGGTCTGGCACAATTGTCTCTGGGGCCGTAAATTCTGTAGGAAAACGAATATCAGGCATTATTTCCGGCCTAGGCGCGGAATTAATGATGGGCTCTGGGGCCGTAACTTCTGGAGGAAAACGAATATCAGGCATTATTTCCGGCCTAGGCGCGGAATTAATGATGGGCTCGTCAAAAACGTCCATTGGTTCGTTGAGCTCTTCAGGAGTTCTGGTGTCAATGTCGCTGGGATCTATTGGCCCAAGATCAACTCCGTAAGCCTCATCTACAGGCGGTGGTACAAAACCATAGCCGCGTTCACTAGCGGGAGTGTCCAAAAGATACTGAAAGTCCGCATAAGGTGACGGCCCTGCTTCGGCTTGAGGTGGAGCTATCTGATCATAAAGAGGGCTATTTCCGCCGCCTTGTAGCGCCGCAAACAAATCCGCAATCCCGCCCGCTTGTGCTCGGGGCTGTTGCGGAAGGGGCGCCTGCGGAGGCATTGGCATCGGCATTCTCATTGGAGGAAAACTTCCGATGGGTATTCTGGGCTTTTGCGGAAGGGGCGCCTGCCGACCCGCAGGGATCAAATCGAACAGTTTTCTTTGGGCATTAGGTGCTTGTATCATAATAGATTACCAATTTTTGCAAGACCAATAGCTTGGGGCAAATACATCTTTCTTCTTCTGCACCGAGTCGCAATTGTGCCTAGCCCGAAAGGACTTACGCCTTTCTGGTTGATTAACTTTTATTTTCATGTTCGGGTCGCCATATCTAACCAACTTGATTTGGTCGCCCTTTTTTGCCAAAACTTTAAACTTTTTCTTTCCACCAGAAGTTCTTACCTGCTTATTGTAAGCAGGAAAAGACTCACCCCTATAGGTGAGCCTTCCCGATTTGCTTCTTGTGACGTCTTTCGTCGTAGCCATTCTAGGCGTGGAAGACGGTCATGTTGGCGAAGTCAGCTACATCATAGAGCAAAAATATTCCGTCCGTGAACAAAATACCCTCGTCAGGAATAGTCACATCCCTGCTCACAGTAGCAGAAGCAACCGTTCCCAATTTTAATTGAGACGCGCCTGTGACGCCTGTGGTGACAAAGTTTAAGATGCCAGCGCTTGTACTGCACACAATAAACGTGCCTTGCAATCGAGCTCTTCCGCCATAAATGTTCACAGCCACCGCATCGGACATTCCGAGGCTTACATTTTGTGCTGGCTGAGCGCTAACAACCGCCCCACTTATAGTTTTAAAATACAAAGAACCAACAACTGTGGCCGCGCTTCCGAGCATCGTAAGCTCTTCAGACTGAGCCGCACCGTTAATGTCTGTACCCGTGATGGTTGCTTTCTTGCCAGCGTCGTTCGTACTTGTCGTCGTAACCGAAACTTTACGGGCACTAGCAAAAACTACCGCACCACCATCGGCGTCAGTGCCGTTAATAGTGAAGGCGCTCGTTGGACGTTGGTTGGCGGCAATCGATGCAACGTCAGCCGCATTTGTATCCGCCTCTACGAAAATCGCAGAAGCGTCAGAGCCAGTAAATCTTGAGCCCATGTCGCTTCTCCTTGGTTATCGTTCGATTGAGGCGATCACATAATCCAATGTCATGCTCTTAGCCGCCGCCGCACCATTCTGAATGCCAAACGAAACGGTTAAATCTTCGTCGTCTGTAACATTTGTCAGCGTAGCTTGAGAAGCAACGTGTACATCATCAACAAAGATCTTGAACGCACCCGCTCCGTCTTGACCGCCGTTTGGATCGTAGTGGAAAGCAACAGTGATAAAAGTATCGTCTACCATTACATGAATGTCTTCGTTTGCCGTAACCGCGTTATTCTTTTCGATGTTGAAATCAAGACCAGTGCCGCCGTCAACTTTGATGAAATAGAGGCCATCGGTAGTATCAAGAGGTGTAGTGTCGGTGATTCCAAGACCCATCACGAAGTCTGACTGGGTAGCGTCACTGACTTTAAACCGAGCTTTGAAGAAAAGATTCTTGTTGGCAACATATCGGAAACCTTCGCCCTTCAACTGCAAGAAGTCGAGATCGTCGTCGCCCGCGTCATTGAGGATCTGCAAAAGACCGCCAGAGCCAGATACTAAGCCCTCGGTAGCATCTCCGCCGCCAGCTTCGGTAGTTGTGATCGTCCAGTCAGCCGCAGTGTAAGTAAAGAAGTCGTTCGCGTAAGTCGCGTACTTGAAAGGATCCAAGTAAGGGTAATCATACAGTGGGTCGCCAACTTGTTGATTGGACACGCCGTTTTTAAAGTGAGTAGGCATAACAGTTTCTCCTAGAAAACCAGCGCGTAATTGCGCCATTAGCTACAGTGAGTCCCAAGTATACCGCACAGTTTTTAACAAAAATAGTTTATTTTATTTGTACAAACACTTGCACAACGACACGATATGTGAGACTATAGCTGTGTAGTCAATCAACGGCAGAAAGGAGAAAGAAAAATGAATGAAGTTAAGGTATATCACAGTGCAATGTTTGGGCGTCCAGATAGTGGCTTTTCTCTGGTAGCAAAAGTAGCGGTTCCTGAAGACAAAGATCCCATGGATTGCCTTGAGTATGCCTTTCGTTGGACTAACAACGTCAACGGATCTTGGTCAAAAGAAGAGGTGATATCTTACATGAATGAATACGGTGACTCTGTGACAGAGGCCAACGGGGATTACAACAAAGATGTTACTTCATTGGCCATCCTAGAAGATGGGCTTGGCGCCAGATCAACTTCAGTTGAAGATCGAATGATTTTAAACGGTGTTGTTTACAAAGTGGCTGGTTGCGGATTTGAGGAGCTTGATCTAACGCCAGCAGAAATTAATGTTGACCTCTTTAACCGAAAATAGGAGAACGTAAGATGATTGATAAAAAAACTGAAACCGTAATTGCTAAAGCAAAAGCATTTTGCGAAGCAAATTATGAAAATGGATTTGACGAGTTTGTCGAGTGTTATAGCGACGCTGATTGGCTTGAAGAAGCAAAGTATGAAGATTATCACGAAAAAGTCATTAGCGGTGAAGTGAAGGAAGGAGAAACTATGACTTGGCGTGACCTAAAAGCCAAAATCAAGTGGGTCAAGACAATACGCGCTGATTATGCCGCAGAGTGCAGGGCGTCTTGGGATTGATAATTTAACCGCCCCCTGCGGGGGGCATAGGAGATACAAAATGAACAGAGAAAGACGCAAAAAAATTGCCAAAATACAGGGTAGCTTGGGGCAGATTGAGCAGTCATTAGATGCGCTAAAAGAGCAAGCGCAGGAGATGCTCGACGATTTAAACGAAGTAATGGAAGAGGAACAAGAGTACCTCGACAATATGCCCGAGAATCTTCAAGATTCAGAAAAAGCAGAAACTGCAAATGAAGCCGTTGAGAATCTTCAAGAAGCAATTTGTTTGCTCGAAGAGATTGCCGATCTTGACTTTGATCAGGAAGAAATCAACGAAAAAATTGACGCGGCCTGCAATTAAGGCATAAAAAAAGGGAGCCATAAGCTCCCTTTTTCGATTTACAGCCTTTGGGATTAAGCTCCCTGAGAACCGTAAATTCCGCGCCAGTCCGAGAAACCGAAGCTATAACGCTCGCGGGCTTTATAGCGAATGTTGCCCGTGGTGAAGTCTGGCTCCATCGAAGTCTCCATTGGAGTACGCTGGAACATTTTCAGACCTTCGCCGCTGTCGGTGACAGATGTCAACAAGAAGAAGGCATCGGGGTCAGTCAGATAGTGATTAACTGTGTATCCCGCTGGTAAAACGCCTGTGTTCTTGATGGCATTGATGTCGTTGTCAGCAGTACCAGATCGCAGTGTAGAATTAAGAATGCGATCAGCCACAAATACTAACTGTGGTGGTACAACAAGCTTAGTCGCCTGAACCGAGATGGTTAATCCCTTGTCATCGGTAAACGTGCTGATATCAATCAGCGCATCTTCCAAAGACGTCTCGTTCAAGTCCGCCATTGTGGTTGCACGGTTAGCCGCAACTCCGCCGCCAGCTAATGGGTGAGCGGTGTTAATCATTGATACACCGTCGCCGCCAGTGAAATTAGCATTGAATGCGTTGTTTAGAATATCCGCACCCTTAACTTCTTTCGTGTTAGCCATTGATCGAGCCAAAGCTTTTGTATAACGCTTGCCTAGCGAGTCATATAAATTGTCCTCGACTGCCTCATCGGTAAGCGAAAAAGCGAGAGAAATTGTTTGAGCGACATATCTGGCAGAGTAAGACTCTGAAGCTGTGTCGAAAACAACGCCCTGACCTTCTGTTTTAGTTGGTGCGGCTCCGAAGCCAGTAATTAAGACTTCTTCCTCGAATGCACGTTGAGAATCTTCAATAGCAAAAATCTCTTCGTACTCTTTTTCGTAGCTGTCGTAGCTCAGTCCAAACAAGCTGTTTAAACCGGGCTCTAACTCTTTTGCTAATTGCGCTCTTGAAATAGCCATTCGTCAATCTCCTTTATGCTAAGCCTGCACCTTTAACACCCATGATGTGATTTTGAATCACACACAATACGTTGGTGTTAGCGGTGGCTACATCGCTGTTAGATGGATCCTGACTTATGTCAATACATTTCAGGGGCAAAGTTGTTGCGGTGGCGCCAGTAGAAACAGCAAGCTCTACGTTACTACGACCACTTGCGGTGTCACCAACTGGGCTTTGATCAACAATATCAAAATTGCCAAACAAATCAGCTACTGGGAAAGCGGCATTTGCCTGAACAGTAAACACAACATTTGGATCGTCAATTACAAAAGCAATGATATCTGCGGCGGTAATACCACCGGGATACGAATTGCTAAATACTTGCTCACCGGATGTTGGGTCAGTGTACTGACAACCATTAAAAACCCCTACTATGGGTGTAGTGTCTCCAGCGCCAAGGCGAGAAATTGTTCCGCCTGTAAGTTGCTGAATTAAATCGCCCTGAAAAATTGCACCACTAAGACCCGACGCAATTCTATAGCGAGACTGACCACCTGAATAGGGAGCACCACCCATCATACGACTGGGCTTCAAACCAAACGCGGCATCTTTATTAGCCATGTTATTATCTCCGTTATCGTCTTCCGAAAGTTACTTGGGAGCTCCTCTGCGGATCATACTTAACGTAACGAGAGTCTTTCGCGGCATCGCCAAACATTGTGTTGTCAAGAGCCTGATTTGCTTCACTGGTCTTGCCTTCATAATATTCTTTTCGCTCAGCTATCGTTTCATTAGGCATCTTCGCAAGAAGAAGTCCTTCGTTATATATGACGCCAGCGTGTCTGCCATTATCCATTGTCGGGAGAGTTTCTGCCCACTCAGGAGGAAGATCCGTACCACGAACCAACTCCCAACCTTCTCGAACTCTGCGAGAGACGTTACTTCTGTCTTCCGCTCCTAGCATGGATTCCCTGATCCACCGATAGGTATAACCCGGTGGTGGCTCTGGGGTATCAAGCTTTCTTACTGGTCGCCACGGTTTACGGCGAGTCTGATTATCGTGCGTCGCACTCTCACGGGTTGTGCGGTTTGAGCTCTTAGCTGTCATTATCGATTCTCCTTAGCTGATATTTTCTGCTTTTCTTTGGCTACGTGTTTTAACCACACATCCATAGTCATATTCGCAGGCTTTAGACCAGCAAGCCTTTCAACTTCTGAGTTGCTAAAAGTCACTCCACTATTTTTTCGTGTTTGTTGCCGACCACTGGGTGCAGTGGAGGACGAAACTCTTTGCACGGCGGGCTTCTGTCCAGTTGTTTCGGCGTTTCCAACGAGGTTAGGATATACTTTTTTAACTCGATTATCTAGTGCGCCGTAATATTCATCACTATCGGCCTCAAATCCTTCGTTTAAGAGATTGAAGTGAGTAAAGTAAGCAAACTGAGTCGCCTGCAAATTCTCCTCGTTTTCCTTATCGCCGTACCAAGAATTTCTATCATGCCAAGAAAGAGCCTCCGTTGTTGGAGTAACTTCTTGCTGTTGTTGCGGCGCCTGCGGTTGTTGTTGATAAGTCTGGTACTGCCCTGAGTCTGCCTGCGGAGCTTGTTGCTGTTGCGGCTGTCTTGCTTGGGCTACGCGCAGTCGCTCTTGCTGAATAGCAATCTCATTTTTGAGATCAGTTGCTTTTGACATAAGATCGGCATCGCCAGATCGCACGGCTTGACGATAAACCTCGTCAATTTGGGCGGTCTTTGCTTTAACGGCTTCGGCTTCTTTAGCTAAAACCGTATTGCTTTGCTGGCTCGTCAGAGCTCGGTATTGCTGTAGCTCTTGCTCTTTTTGCATCGCAATTTGTTCAAGTTGCGCGGCGCGTTGCTCAGTCTCTTTGTTTTTTGCGTTTAGCTTATTTATTCGTTTACTAACCGACTTTGTGTAATTCTCTAGCTCATCCTCTGGGCTTACTGGCGCCCCAGATTCTTCTGGAGAATCAGCAACGATTTCAATTTCAATTTCTTCAGAGTTTAATTCTTCTTGATCAGCATTAATCATTATCGAAAGCTCACTATGTCGTCAGGGTTAAGAATTGTGCCAATAACTTCGTCGTCATTGATCATTCTAACTTCGGCGCCGTCCTCAAGCTTAAATCTGGCACCAGAATATCTTCCGATCAACACCCAGTCTTTAGCTTTGCACCAAGGAGTTTCGCCGTACTTTTCCTTATCGCTATAGCAGAGAGGGCCAACTTTAACCACGTATGCCACCACAGTAGCCAAAGCTTCTCTATCGAGCGTTTCTTTCGTTAGCGCAATTCCTCCAGAGGTCATGCCTTGACCAGTATATGGAAGAACCAGCATTCTCCAACCAGTTGGGCTTGGCATTCTTTCTACAAGACTTAAATCCAGAAGCTCTGGGCGCAATGTCCTTTCGTCGCCCTCAACATATGCGCTATCAATATTTGATTTTTTGGCGGGGGGTTTTTTACTCAGATCGGTCAAAACTTATTTTCCTTATAAAAGTCAGAAATGCTGTATTCTACTAAGTTTAGCACTTCTAGCTGTCCTTGCAAACTTTTATAATGTTCTATATCTTTGAGCATACCATCCATTAGTAAGTTCTGAATCGATTCCCGCCTTTCACGAATTGTCTTTTTGAGGGCCGAAGAAAGACCTAAGTCATCCATTACGTTCTCTCGTAATAGAAAAGACCCTTAGTCGCGGCGCCTGTTCCCCTAGTCTTCATGCGCTTAACCTCGCCACCCATCTTCATTCCTTTGGCAGTCTTCATTGCAATTGCAACAGCCTGAGCTTGGGGCTTGCCTTCGTCACGAAGAGTCTTTATGTTTTTGCTGATTGATTTCTTACCTTTTGCTAATGGCATTATTTTTTACTCCTAGTGGGTTTCTTTTTTGGCGCTGATTTCTTTTTAGCGGTAACCTTTGCCTTGGGTGTTTTTTGCTCAACAACAATTCCCACTGTTGGAGCAACGGCGGACTCAATCACTGGTTTTTCTGGTGCTTTAATTGCAACAGGTTTCTCGCCTCGCATCCTAGCTTCTTTTGCCGCAATTCGGGCTTTTGAAGCGTTCTCTTCATCCAGAGCTTCTTTGGCGTTCCAAGCGGCTTTTAATCTTTCCGCCTGCCGCTCTAGTTTTTTCATCTTCCGAAGGTCTTCTTGTTGTTGCAATATATAGTCAGTTGTCATTGTCTGCCCCCAAATTTTGCGCCCATTTCCATAAGCTTTAAGTTGTTTTGTTGTTCAAGACGCTGAAGACCCAAGTCTAACTTGTCATCAGCCACTTGCTTTTGAACTCCAATTCTTTGCTTGGCAATTTCGGCTTCCAGAAGTTTTTCGCTCTGCTTAGCCGCTTGCTTTTCAGAAAACTGTTGGGAATCTTGATCGATTTCTTTGTCTCTGAGAGCAAGCTCTTGCTCTCTAATTTGAACCAGAGGATCGTTTTCATCGCCTTGCCCAATACTTGCCATCAACTCTTGAGTTAACTGCGCCAGAATCGGAGAGCTAAATCGCTCTTTCATCATTTGAATGTCCGCCTGCATCTGCGGAATTTGCTCTTGGGGTATTTGCTGAGCCTGCATCATTTGATTTGCCTGCTCTATTTGCTGAGTTACCTCTGGAGGCATTTGCTCGGCAGAGAGCTCAACAGATAAAAACTGCAAATGTTGCATCATGTGCGCAATGATTACACTCTGTAGCGGTGGCGTAGTCTTAACCACCTCTGTTAAAAACAAAGATCTGTGCGCGTCAATGTGGGCTTGATGATTTTGCCCCTCAAACGCCTGCGCTTGACTGCCCATCATAAACCCAGAGTTTTCAATTCCCGCGTCAATTGGCATTGGTGGTGGCGGAGGTGGTGGCGGCGGCTGTATTAGAGAGTCAACATCGTCAACTCCAAGCGCCGCATACATACGCCGATAAGCCTCATAAATTCCTTCTGGCCCATGTATTTGAGGGTTAGACTGAACCATCGTCAACAACTCTTGCGCCATAGTAATTCTCTGCGACTGCGAGAATATATTTGGATCGCTGACGGGTATGACGTCAACTCTGCCGTCAAAGTCTTGACCTTTAATCTCTTGTGCGCCACTGCCTGTGTTGTATGGGTAAGACGGCGGCAAATATTCTCCAAACACTTTTGCCAACAACTTAAACTCAAGGCGCTGTGAATAGTGCAGGCGCTTATGGATTGCGCTCATTACCTTTGTGCCGCGCTCCAAAAGAGCCACGGTAGTGCCGACTGGCATATTTTGCGCCGCGTCGCCAATGTTCATATCGCCAATACTTGCAAAGCGTTTGCCGCTGTCAACCAACAGCCCCAGCATTTGTACTAGGACATTTGACGGCTCTTTAATTGGGAGCGGGATTAAATTCTCTCGAAGAGACGCGCCAGTAGTGTCGATGTCCCTGAATTCACCCGGCTGGAGCGGCTCATCCTCGTCTCGAATGCGCATTCCTCGCGCCTTAAATCCAGCAGGAAGGTTTGCCAAGGTTCCCGCGTCAATAAGCTGTCGCAGTATGCTGGTTGCTGACTTAGATATTCCGCCAATCATGTGGCTTAGACCAAGGCCGTAAAAGCCAAGGCCCGGTAAAAACTTATATTGCACAAAGAAATTAATCTTATTTTTCTTTATATCTCCTTCGAGATAATTTCTTCTAATTGATAGAATCTGTTGAGAATCCTCATCAATGGTAACGATGTAAGGGAGCTTTAATCCAGTGGGCTCGCCATCTTCGCCAAGGTCTTCAAAACCGGGCAAGTCAAGAACCGTGTGCGTCTCAAAAACCGTGTTGTCTCGGTCTTCTTGATAACTGGGCGACATTCCTTCGATTTCGTTAATTTCTTTTTTAATGTCGCTTTCGGTAAAGGATGTGCCGCCGCCTGACAGTTCAATGTCAGCATAAAATCCAGAAAGCTGTTGTTTCTTAATTTCGTTTTGGCTCATCTTTAAAACGTGAGTAACCCTCTCCGCCGAGGACAAGTCTGTCGCCTCATAAGGCACAACCAAGTTTTCTGGGGCAATAAACTTTGAAAGGGCTCGATCTCTAACCGTATCGTAATAGACTTTTTTGAACGCGGATCCAGCCAAAGGAAGGTAGAACAACAGCATATCTAGCTCTGGGTCGTACTCTTCCATGATGTTCATAATGTAAAAATTCATAAACTCTTGAACGCGCTCCGCCTGCATCTCGACATCAGAGTTTCGCGTTCCTACGATCTCAGTCTTTACTGGCCCCTTCGCTGGGAGAAGCTCCTTGTATGCCTGCGCTTGAAACTGAGTTACTGCCTCCGCCAAGATGGGATGAATTACGCCCGAGCTACCCTGAAACGGGGTGCTTCGAGTTTCATCAAACTTCATGCCAAGATATTTTAGGCCGTCCGTGTAAGTCTTTTCCCACTCTGAGCGAGATTCTATGTCGGCTTGAATTGACGACAAAACATCGCCCGCTAAGCCAGAGAGCTCCGAAGAGTCTAAGAAGTCCACCAAGTTTGCGTTGAAGTCGGTCTGAATAACTTCATCCATTGCGTTCATTTCTTCGTCAACGAGGATGTCTTGCTCGGTGACTAGGATTTGGGCCGCGTTTCTAATCATTTCAGATCGGTCTGGCTCCTGAAAGATTTCAACTGAATTTCCAATATCAGGAACCTCTGGCGTGCCTAGATCTCTTCGCTCAATAACCATCAGTAATACACCGTTCTGTTTTGTGGTAGCAATTTAACTTCGTCAAGATAATCGCTATCTAAATTTAAAAATCCGCCTTGGCGGAATCGCATCAACGCCATGGTAGCGCTGTCAGTATAATCGTCATGCTCGGCAAATGGAAAGCTTGCCATCTCGTCGATTACTTCCTCGGCAAATCCTTCGTCTGGGGCCCATACCATGCCGCTTTCAAAGATTGGCGCCACGCTGTTCATTCTAGCTATTTTGTCCTGCCCTCGGCTGGGCGTATAAGCCGTAACAGGAATACCCATTCGTCTTAACTCTTGAGTTAATGGGGTGCCAGAGGCTTTTGCTTCAATCAATATGCAATCAGGCTCCCAATACTTGTACTCATCATACGCTAATTTCTTTAATTCTGGAAAGTCCAGCCTCACACGCTTGGCGTCGAGAAGTATTATCTGATCTCCCGCCTCTGCTTCTGGCTCGAAAACCGCCCAAGTTGTAATGGCGGAATAATCTGCCGTCTCTTTTTTACTAAAAGCGGTATCGTAACTTTGAATGATATAAGAGTATGCTGGCACAATTTCTGATTCGTATATGTTCCACCACTCTCTTTTTACAATGGCGCCTGACGCGGCGGTGGGGTTTTGCATCCACTGCGCATTCCACTTTGAAAGTGGCAAAGAAGCCTTGACCGACAATAATTCTTCTTTTTTCCAAAACTGGGGCCACAGTGGCTCGTCAGTTTCTGGCATAATCGCAGGAAACTCCACAACATCCCATTGATCTGCGTGGTCTTCGCCCTGACGCTTTAGAACCTTGCCAACAAGATCTTTGGTGCTCCATCGGGTCATTACAATTATGATGATCCCGCCGGGCTGTAATCTCTGCCGTGGCCCAGACGTATACCACTCGTAAGCGGCATCCATGGCGCTCGGAGACATGGCGTCTTGCTCAGAATGTGGGTCATCAATAATCAAAAGGTCGGCGCCGCGACCTGTGATGGCGCCACCTACGCCCGCATAAAAGCTTTCGCCGTCTTGATTAGTTGTCCATCGCCCAGCGCTTTTGTTGTCGGCTTGGAGCTTTAGCTCTGGAAAAATGCCTTGATAGTCTTCGCCATCAATTATGTTTCTCACCTTACGGCCAAAACGCACAGCAAGCTCAGCGGTGTGCGTTGTTTGAATGATTTTTAAGTTGCCGCGCAATCCCATCATCCACGCTGGGAAGAATGTAGATGCAAATTCAGATTTGGAGTGTCTGGGCGGAAGGCATACTATCAATCTTTTGAGCTTGCCTTGGGCTATACGATTAAATTTTTCGCCAATAATTTTGTGGTGCCGCCCCTCAACAAACTCAGGCCACATATGCTTGACGAATTTTATGAAGTCGCCTTGGCACTCTTCTTGTTTTTCGAGGCTTTTGTAACGGTTAAGCAAAGATTTTGCTTCAATTTGCTCTTGCTCTGACAAGACATCAAAGTCTTTAAAGGCCAGTTCTTTAGACATTTATCCACTCTTTTCCCTGCCACAACAAAGCTTCCGCTTCTCTGCGTCTAACTAACCCGTCTAACACCTTGCCTCCAGCCCTGTTCCACGCCTTATCTGATAAGGTATATCAGCACGACTGCTGTCATTATTGTCATTAATACGACGAAGCAAAGTAGATTCAGAAAAGTTAGTTGCACCCAAATTGTATATCCAAGAAATGAGCGCATCAAACTCGTTTTGCTTGAGAGGAACATCAACCATCTTGAGTATTGATTGCTCAAATTGAAATAAGTCGTGCGCAAGCGAAGCTTCAGCCTCGTCNNNNGTACAGNNNNCTCNNTCCTTAACTCCCTTAGTTGTTCCAAAACCGATTGTCCANACGCCAGCAGAACACTGATAAGCATCTAATTTACAACCTTCAAATTTTTTAATNAGNGCTATGCCCTCNNCACTAGTTTTCATTTAGACTTTTCCAACTCCTCAAACCGCAATTTCTGCTTTTCAATTACTGCTTTTTGAGCCTCTATCTCAATTTTTTGTTTTGCCGCCCGCTCTTGTTGCTTTTTCTCTGGCGACATCACCGGAAAAGGTATAATCATTTTTCTCGGCTCACTTTCTGTATTTTTTCTACAGTTCTCATGCCGCCCAGTCCAAGCATACCTAATAGCACAGGCATCATTTCAGACATCTGAAGCAATGGGATGGTTATATCGCTACCTGCAATGGCTAGAGCAAAGTTGCCCATTGGTATTAAGATGTAATTTGAGGCCATGCCGATTACAGTCACCCATCCCACGGCTGGGCGCCATCCAGCGACGAACATGGATTTCGAGGCCGCTTCGACTTTATTGACCTCTAACTGTCCCTTGGCTAATTCTTGCGCATGGACTTCCGCCATGGTGCTAATTTGATGAGCAAGAGCGTTTTTTGTGTCTTTGTCTTCTATGAATTTGTCGAGCAAACCCGCGACGGGGCCAATCAATGCCTGTAACATGAAAGCACTCCTTTTCACCAGTGTACACAATTACGCAGAGTTTAGCACTTTTCTGATTATTTTCTAGGTGTTGAGGACTTCCATGACGGTTACCACTATGGAGCCTACGCTTGTGATGCCAGCGCCCATCCATTTCAGCCACTTCTCCGCAATTACTTCAAGACTATTTGCTTCATCTCTACGTCGTCTTTCTTCCGCCGCTCTCATTCGTTTACATTCGCTTTGGAACTTTAGCCAATCGTCGTAAAGGCCAGCCCTTCCAGCGTAGATCATCCACTCGCGTATCCACTCTTCTTGTTTTTTTAACTTCTCAAGATGCATAAAGTTTTCTAAATAACTGCCTTTACGCTTTTTATTTGCTCGCCTCGATATGACCGACTTAGAGTTAAAATATGTCGCACAGCTATCGCTAACATCATACAACTCTCGCCCATTTTTTAAAGCAGACTTAATCGTATTAAACGCGGCATTGGCGGCTTGCACCTCTGCCAACATAAATCACTTCCTGCTCATATAGGCCGTGGCTCCAAAATACGCTCCACACACGCTGGCTTGGGCAATGTAAAACAATCCTAACAGATCGCTCAGGGCGTTAACCCTGCTGTCTGGCATGATGGGCAACATAAGAAACACTGAAAACAGCACCATGCTTGCCATCGCTACCCACGCCATTTGTTTCTGGCTGTCAGCTTTCTCCTCTCGCAGTTCAAGCTCTACTAACTGCTGATGACGTTCAAGCTCTTCGTCAGTAACCGTGCCGTCACCGTCTAAATCGTACTTCGCGTACTTGCTGGATGGCTCTAGCTTCTTGGATGTCATACCAGCCACAACTTTATAGCGAAGACAAACAGCAGTAAGCCAATCATAATCCACAGAAAAGCATCCATAGCCGGTAACTTCTTCACTGGGGCATCCATTTGAATAAGGCTATGACGCTTAATATAAACGGGTACATACTCCACAGCATCATTTCTAAGCGGTCAAACCGTTTAGTGCCGGACTCAAGGCGGTTTTCGATATTCTCGTATCGAAGG